GAACAGTGCGTCAAAGGACGCATTGAAGATCTCAAAGGCCCTGAGCCCAAACCAAGCAACTTCCGTGAACGATGCATCGATGAGTTCGCACAACTCATCGTTCAAGACATGCGCCTTGAACCGGTCTGCTACGAAGTAGTAAATGCGAAGCAGACTAGCAGTGCCCAACAACTGTCTTTAATGAAGGCAGTGCTAACTGGAAACTTCCGTAAATTGGTACTCAAGTGTTTCATCAAAGCCGAGGCTTATCCTGATGTCAAAGACCCCAGGAACATCTCGACTTATAATGATGCAGACAAACTTGATATGGCTCAGTTTTCATTAGCACTCGCCCAACATATGAAACAGTTCAAGTGGTATGGCCCCGGCAAGACCCCTCTTGAGATTGCTCAAAGAGTTGTCGAAATTTGCACTAATGCAAAATTCGTTAATATCTCTGATTACAAGAGGATGGATGGTACGATTAAGTACGCACTTCGCCGGGTTGATCGTGTGGTAAGTATGAAGGCCTTTGCTAACCACACTGCTAAGTTGAATGAAATACTCAAGACGAACGTTGATAACAAAGGATTTTTGCCCCATGGAACAACATTCGATCAAGGACCAGTGCACGGATCAGGCTGCTCAGCTACCAGCTTGTTCCAAACCAATCGCGCGGCGTTCAACGCCTATCTTGCGTTCAGACACACCCCCTTTCCTAGTGGAGGGGGACGCATGTATACCCCAGAAGAGGCATTCAACAGCCTGGGAATACATCTCGGTGACGATGGTCTCGACGGCGACTTACCCGTCGAGTCCCATAAGTGGGCCTCAAGGCTTACCGGGCTCGTCCTCGAAGCAAGTGTTGTGCAGCGTGGGGAACGAGGGGTCAACTTCTTGGCACGCTACTATTCAGAATATGTCTGGACAGGACTACCTGATAGTATGTGTGACGTCAAGAGACAGCTCTCCAAATTCCACACTACGGTACGCCTCCCTGCTAACATCACGCCTGAACAAAAATTCGTCGAGAAAGCCACATCCTATGTGGCGACCGATGGAAAAACTCCCGTCATCGGAGAACTTTGCAAGAAACTGCTATTGTTATCACACCATCGCCCCAAGAATCTTTCTGGAATCCGTTCTTGGTGGTCACAGTTCGACGCCTCTGTTCAATACCCCAACAATAATGTTGAGGGATGGATGGACGTG